CAAAGCAAAGATAAAGAGACTGGTTTTTCTGCAACCTACGACGACCGCTTTGAGTTGTACGAGTCACACGTTGACTTGGATATTCCGGGCTTTGAAGATAAAGACGAAGACGGCGAGACTACCGGCATTGCACTACCTTACGTAGTCACAATGATTCGTGGCACAAACCAAGTTTTAGCTATTCGCCGCAATTGGAAAGAAGACGATGACCTCAAACTTAAACGCCACCACTTCGTACATTACCAATATATTCCGGGCTATGGTTCGTATGGCTTTGGTCTATTCCACCTTATTGGCGGTTACGCTAAGTCTGCTACTAGTATCATGCGTCAGCTCGTCGACGCCGGAACACTCTCCAACTTGCCGGGCGGGCTTAAAGCCCGGGGCTTGCGTATTAAGGGCGACGACACCCCAATCGCACCGGGCGAGTTCCGTGACGTAGATGTAGGTTCTGGGTCAATCAGAGATAACATCCTGCCGTTGCCATACAAAGAACCTTCGATGGTTCTGTCTGGCTTGATGGATAAGATCATTGATGAAGCACGTCGCTTTGCGGCTACTTCGGATATGAAGATCAGCGACATGTCTAACCAAGCTCCAGTAGGTACAACACTGGCAATCTTGGAAAGAAGCCTTAAGGTAATGAGTGCAGTACAAGCCCGTGTTCACTACGCCCTTAAACAGGAACTGCAGCTTATCGCTGGTTTGATCCGTGACTACACTGATCCTGATTACACATACGAGCCAGAAGAAGGTCGTCCTAGTGCTAAGCGTGAGGACTACAGCATCGTTGAAGTTATTCCAGTCAGCGACCCAAATGCAGCAACGCTAAGCCAACGAGTTGTCCAGTACCAAGCTGTTATCCAGTTGGCACAGATGGCTCCGCAGATTTATGACTTGCCGTTCTTACATCGTCAAATGTTAGATGTTTTAGGAATAAAGCACGCTAACAAGATCGTGCCACTTGAGGACGATGAGAAGCCGAAAGATCCAGTAACAGAGAATCAGAATGCACTACGTGGCAAACCGCTCAAGGCGTTCATATTCCAAGATCACGAAGCGCATATCAAGGTACACACCTCTGCTATGCAAGATCCAACTGTTCAGCAACTTATTGGTCAGAACCCACAGGCTCAAGCAATTATGGGCGCAATGCAAGCACATATCGCCGAGCACGTTGGTTACGCATACAGAAACAAGATCGAGCTGGCATTAGGTGTAGCGTTGCCGAACCCAGAAGACGAATTGCCACCAGAAATGGAAAAAGAGATCAGTCGCCTTATGGCAGAAGCCGCACCACAAGTGCTGGCAGAGTCCAAAGCTATGGCTGCTCAGCAACAAGCCCAGCAAAACGCACAAGATCCAGTCTTGCAGATGCAAATGCAAGAATTGCAGATCAAACAGCAAGAGCTCCAGCTCAAGCAACAGAAACTCCAGCAAGATGCTCAGCTACAAGCGCAGAAAATGCAAATTGATGGCGCAGCTAAAGCCGATGAACTTAGCCTTAGAAAACAAGAGCTTGAGTCCAAAATGGAGATGGATATGGTCAAACTTACCGAAGAGACAAAGCGTAAAGATAAAGAAGCGCAAGCCAGAGAGCAGCTAGAAGGTACCAGAATTGGCGTTGACATCGCTAAAACAAGGCATCAAATAAACAACACAAAAAACAAGGAGTAGTAAATGGATGTAATAACCATGAGCGCATTGCAGGTATTACGCGATAAGTTTCGTGCAGATATGAACAATTTCACTGATGATTTGGCAAATGGTCAGTGCGCTTCCTTTGAGCAGTACAAAGAGCTTTGCGGGGTGATTCGAGGTCTAGCCTATGCAGAGCGCCATTTAATTGACCTCGCTGAAAATATAGAGAAAGACAACGATGAGTGAAACCATCGCATTACCGGAGTCAGCATTAATCCTGCCGCCGGGCGTTAAAAGCCCACAAGTGGACCAAGAGTACGAAGCAGCAACACCAGAAAACAAGGCAAAAGCACTGCCCGACCCCAAAGGTTGGCGTTTGCTCTGCGCATTGATCGACCCTGACGACGCATACGACAGTGGGCTTATTAAGGCAGATAAAACCAAAGAAATCGAGGAATTGACCTCGCCAGTGCTGTTTGTTATCAAGCTGGGGCCTAGTGCCTATGATGCGGAAAAGTTCCCGGAAGGTCCGTGGTGTAAGGAAGGCGACTTCGTTATTACCCGTCCATATACAGGTACCCGCCTCAAGATTCATGGAAAAGAGTTTCGCTTGATTAATGATGATCAGGTTGAAGCAACTGTCGAAGACCCACGCGGCATTACCCGCGTTTAAAGGAGATACAAATGCCAGATGACGATTACAAATTCCCCCACGAGATCGAAGAAGAAGATCAGGGTAAACCCGAAGCTGATTTTGATATAGACATTGACGCCGAAGGTGACGTTGATATTGAAATCGAAGACGACACCCCTGAAAGAGACCGCTTAGCAAAGCCCCTTGATCATGAAGTTGAGGACCCTTCTGACGAAGAAATTGAAAGCTACTCTAGAGATGTTCAGAGCAGAATCAAGAAGTTAACTCACGCAAGGCACGATGAAAGACGTGCTAAAGAAGCAGTTTCTCGTGAAAAAGATGAGCTTGAGCGTATGACTAAAGCTATCTTGGAAGAGAATCAGCGACTCAAAGAATACGTAAATAACGGACAAGCCACTTACGCACAAACCTTGCAGGCTAAGGCAGAAGCGGAAATGGAGATGGCACGCCGTAAATACAAAGAAGCACAAGAATCTTATGACTCTGATGCAATGTTAGAGGCGCAAGAAAACTTGACAGATGCTAAGATGAAGTTAGAGTCCGCAAGAAATTTCCGTCCTACCCCTTTACAAATGGAAAATTCTAGTGTACAAATACAATCATCGTCCCAAGAAGCACCGAGACTTGACGATAAAACCTTGCGCTGGCAAGCAAAAAACCAGTGGTTCGGGTCTCCGGGATATGAAGAAATGACAGCTTTTGCTCTAGGGCTGCACCAAAAACTAGTGGCTACGGGCGTAGATCCCCGCTCTGAAGACTATTTCGCTCGCGTTGATGGGCGCTTAAAACAGGTGTTCCCTGAGTTATTGGGCATTTCTGAGTCAGCTGACAGAAAGGCTGATCCAGTTAAGAAACCCGCAACTGTAGTGGCCTCTTCTTCCCGCTCTAATGGAGCAAAGAAAGTAGTCAAACTAACTACAACCCAACAAAGGTTGGCAGATAAATTTGGCTTATCCCATAAACAGTACGCACAAGAAGTTCTTAAACTGGAGATTTAAAAATGACTAATAAACGCACACCACGGGAGCAAGAAACCCGCGAAAAAACCGAAACTCGTTATGTTTACAAACCACCGAGCTCATTGCCTGATCCAACACCAGACCCGGATTATGTATTTCACTGGGTAGCAACAGCGATCGCTGGACAACCGAATGACACTAACGTGTCTCAGAAGTTCCGTGACCACTGGGTGCCATGTAAGGCAGTGGACCATCCTGAATTGCAGGTTCAAGCAAATAAGGAAGGAAACGTTGAAATTGGTGGGTTGCTTTTATGCAAGAAACCAAGAGAGATGGCTGAAGCCCGCGACCAATATTACGACCAAAAAGCTCGTAACCAAATGGATTCCGTGGACAACAGCTTTCTACGTAATAGTGATGCCCGCATGCCTCTGTTTAGTGATCGCAAGAGCACAACGACTAAAGGTAGTGGGTTTGGAAGTGGTAACAAATAACTTTAATTTTAGGAGATTTAAATGGCTTATCCAACCGTTTCAGCTCCCTATGGCTTAGTACCAATCAACAGCGTAGATGGCAAACCATACGCTGGTGCAACCCGTCAATTGCCGATCGCAAGTACTTATAACACTGCGATTTTTAACGGGGATATTGTTCGCATAGCCGCAGGTGGCACTATTCAAAAATCAACTGTAACTGTTGACTCTACTACAGCAGCCGCAAACAACACCTATGGTGTGTTTATGGGTGTTCAGTATATAAACAGCCAAGGTCAAACTGTACAAGCTCAGTACTACCCCGGTAATGCTGCTGCTACTTCAGCTGTTGCTTATGTAGTTGATGACCCTATGGCTGCTTTTAAAGTAGCTGTAACTTACAGTGGTAATGCTACTGTAACTACAGTTAACCAAAGCATTGTTGGTACCAACATGTCTGTACGTCAAGGCACTGGTAACACCACTACTGGCGATTCCGCTGTTTCTGTCTATGCAACTGACGCACAAGGTAATGCAGCTGCATTGCCAGTTCGTGTAGTTGAAGTTGTTCCAGCAACTGCATCTAGCGCTGGCGCATACACAGAAGTGGTAGTAAAGCTTAACAACCCACAAATCCTCCGTGCAGCCGCACTGGATTACGCAGCTTAAGGAGCTAAATAAATGGCTATTTCACGCGCACAACTACTAAAAGAGCTGCTCCCGGGCTTAAACGCATTGTTTGGATTAGAGTACAAGCGTTACGGCGAAGAGCACAAAGAGATCTACGAAACAGAGAAATCTGAGCGTAGCTTCGAAGAAGAAACAAAGCTGTCTGGTTTCTCTGCTGCACCAGTCAAGAACGAGGGCTCAGCCATCGCTTACGACAATGCACAAGAGGCATTTACAGCTCGCTACAACCACGAAACAATCGCTTTGGGCTTCTCAGTAACTGAAGAAGCAATCGAAGATAACTTGTATGACTCATTGTCTGCTCGTTATACCAAAGCATTAGCTCGTGCAATGGCATACACCAAGCAAGTTAAAGCTGCTTCTGTATTGAACAACGGCTTCACCAATTCTGCCCAGTACTACGGCGGCGACGGCGTTCCACTCTTCTCTACAGCGCATCCTTTGGTTTCTGGCGGCACTAACAGCAACACATTCACAACTCAAGCTGACTTGAACGAAACTTCATTGGAAAATGCAGTTATTCAAATCGCTGCTTGGACTGACGAACGTGGTCTGTTGATCGCTGCAATGCCACGTAAATTGGTTATCCCACCAGCACTGCAATTCGTTGCAACTCGCTTGTTGGAAACTAACTTGCGCGTAGGTACAACTGACAACGATATCAACGCATTAAAGAATAACGGTTCAATCCCAGAAGGTTACGCAATTAACCACTACTTGACCGACACAAATGCTTGGTTCTTGACAACTGA